TCATACCGGCACCACGGCCATTGTGGTGGGCCACCCGTCGCAACTGTTGTCGGCCAGATTGTTGAGCACGCGGGTACTGGCGCAGCCGTCGCCGTCGCCGAACGTGGCGCCATAGTTGGCGGCGACCACCCTGGTGGCGCCGAACGGGCCGCGGTTGGCCTCGATCAACAGGCTGTAGGTCAGATCGATTCCCACGCGGGTGATCGTCAAGTTGGCCGTGGTCGCGTATGTCGTATTGACGCCACATGGTACCGGTGACGAGCGCGGCGCTTCCCAGCGACACCTGAAGGCTTCCTCTGAAACCTGGTTCATCGTGTACACGCCGTTCCACAGGTCGCAGAAGCAGTCCAAGCAGAGCGCGGGGGGCGGCGGGCATTGGATACCGGCCACCGCGATCTGAAACTGATCGGGCGCGAAGCCGAGGCAGCACGTGACAGGCTCAAAGGGCGTCAGGCAGATTTTCTGAGTTGACGGCAGGCTTTCATCGAGGTTGGTCTGTGTCTTCAGAGACATCGTGTTGGTGTTGAACGGCCGCAACTCCTGCCGGTTGTCGAACACCAGCGTAATCGGATCGCCAGACGAGTTGACCGCCCCAGTCAATTCGAGCGTGGCGTCTCCCGTCTCAAACGATTCGACGGTGAGAGTCCAGGCGATTTGGACTTCGCCTACGGATGTCTGACACGGCAACTCTTTAAGCCAGTTGCAGCCGCCGGCCCACTCCAGGTTGAACAGCGGAAAGAACGCATCGCCGCCCAAGCCTTGGCACAATTGAGCGATGCCGTCAGTCGGGGGCGAGAACTCGACGCGCCACTGGCTGGGTGCCAACTCGCCCGTATACGCCGCACAGCCCGGCACCGATCCGCCGGAAGCGATGTCCGGGCAAGGATCGCCGCAACAGGGCTGGCAGGGGTTGTAGAGATACGCCATGAGGCATGCGCCTCTTTGTGCCTGCGGCAGCTTTCAGTGAAACGTAGGTTATCCCGTCGAGCAGGCTGCGGCGATCACCACCCACGCGCGAATAGAGCTGTCCCACTGAATGCGCACGTTGGTGTCGACGGGAATTGGTTCGGCCAACCCCAGAACGTCTTCAACCTCGACATCTATTCCCGCTTCAACCACTCCCCCGAAAAACGGGTTGGCGTCCGCTCTGCCGGCGTCAACTAGTTCCTCCGTCAGCCGCGCTGTTGCCGAAAGCAGTGGTTCGAAGACGCAGAGCACGCGGGACATTGGTAGCCCGGACCGCAGCACGCGAAAGCCGCCGACATGCGTCCGACAATCAAACCGGTCAATGGGTCCGATGGCATCGCCCCCGGCGGGAGCCGGAAGCACTCCGTCCCAGCGAACCAACATCGGTTGCACGACCGGCAGCCCCATGTATCCGACTTTCCCATCTTCAACCGGCTGGTGCCAATTCACCCGGTGGTGAAACTGAGCGCCCAGGCTGTCTGGTTTGGCGGCAACGGGAATAAACCGCCCGGAAGGGTCCACCACTGACGAGCGGATCTGAAACACACCGTGCGCGGGGATCAGCTCACCCGTCTTATTGAGGTACGGTTGCCAGTCGTGGGGGGTCTGGTATTCGTCTGAGAATTGAGGCACTAGACCTTCCCAAGTTCACGCATCAACTGCTTGACCACCGGCCGCTCACGCTTGGCCGTCGCAATCTGAGTCTGACGGCGGGCTTCGGCCAGGTTGGCAGCCAGGAAGTTTGGATCCTCCGTGTTCCGGCTGACGGTGGTCGACCACCCATCCGGGCCAAACGCATACACAATCTGTCGAATGGCGCCATCAAGCTGCACGTTGTCCCACCATCCAACCCAGCGTTGCATTTGTGCCTCTGGAGCCTGCAAGCTGTTGATCACAACCTGCGTGTGTCGACCCAGTTCCGCTTCGACGTCCGGCAAATTGTTGTCAACGCCAATTCTTGTGGGCGGGACGCCAACCAGCGGAGCTGAGTAGCGGCCGGACACGGTGGGCACAACGTCGAAACGCTGTTCGACCTGGAAGGGTGTGCCGTTGCGTTCGCCGGTCACCCGCTCGACAGCATGCCGCAACTTCTGGCCGCCGAACACTCTGATTTCCACCGAGACCGTCAAATACAGAATGGCCTCGATCGTAGGATTTCCATCATCCAGTTCAAGGAGCCGGTAGACGGGTTCGTTGAAAATCACCAAGCCTCGGTCGGGATCATACGTGAAACTTTCCTTCAGTATGCCCGCTCGGTTTTGCAGATCGTCATTGCCGTCGTAAAACACCCCCTGGAGGTACGCGGGCCTTGCGCGGAATGTGTTGCCGGGTTGTTCTTGGAACTCGTTTGTGTGCGGTAGAGTTGGCAACAGGTCTTCGGTTTTGAAAACAACGACGGGTTGCCCCCGGTCGAACAACCCGAAATCGGCACCGTTGAGAGCCTGCGCAGGTGGCGCGCCTATTTCTTGATTGATCCGGTAATAGCGAAACACGCTCTTGAGGGCGAGCCGCCGATTTTCGTCGCCTTTGACGCCCTCCAGGTAACGCGGCCACTCCTCAAACCAGCCCGCCGGTGGCGCGTAGCTGACAGCGTGGACATTCACCAGTTCCCCGTTCGGTTCCTCGGCGACCGCCTGCATGTCGAACATGGCTTCCACGCGATACGGCGCGCTGACGGCACTGACGCCATCGGGCACCAGGGGAATATTGCTTTCCGTCGACCCGTCTCTAAGCGGGTTGTCGGGTAATCGCATGCCGTGACCGGCCTTGCGAATGCTCACCCGGTCATCCCATAGCACAATCGAACAACCGAGGGATTGGCACAGGGCGTCTAATTCGGCCGCTGGCGGATTGCCGGACGCCCGAATCTCGGGCAACGTGTCGTTGGGCAGCTCATCCACGCTGGGGTTGACTTCACCCAGGCCCAGCGGCGGCGGTTGGGTCAACAGAAACAGGGCGATGTCATGCGGTTTTGTGAGCTGAGCGAAACCAAAGCCCCCGTCAGGATCATCCCGCTGGTTGGCCAGCAGAAACGTGCCGCCAAACTTCCATTTCCAACGTCGATCCAGGATCGTCACAATCTTGGTTTCGTTGGACGTCTTCTGCACCTTTTGAATGCGGCAGTCGCGCCACTCTTGTCTGAAATTGTTATCCCGATCCTCCAATCTCAATGTGCCCACGCGGGTATCCAAGCGTGTCGAGAGCGGCACCTCCAACAGGGCCACGGACGGCTGAATTCCGTGGCTGATCGAAAACGATCCGCTGATCACCCCGCGAATGCCGGGGAACTTGAAAATGGCGCTCATGCGTGCGGCCTCCGCCGCGTTGTCTTAGCTGCCGCAGGCACAAACCGCTAAATAGCGGTTGCGGTCCAGGTTTTGTTCTGTGGGAGGTCGAATTCGACGTCATTGGGGCTGGTGCGGATCAGGTCCAGGCCGTTGGAAAACGTGACCGTGCCGAACGGATCGTGGAGTGCGCAGCCTTCGTACAGATTGCAATTGGTCACAGTGCGGCCGCGCATGTCGCGGCGAAAGTCGAGCGAGGCATCAGAACCCAGGTTGGCGGTGGTAATCGTCCCCGTCCCCTTGTAGTAGACCGTTCCGCCGTCCATGTTCAGCGTGGTCACGTTGCCGCTGCGATACGTACACTCCCCGTCAGTCATGCTGTGCGTGGTCACAGCCCCGTCCACAATCAGCACGCCGCCCGACTGGCTGAGAGTGGTGATCGTGCCGTGGTCTTCGCCCAACTCCACCCGCGCATCGCCCAACTGGTTGTTGACCCACCCGACACGCAGTGTGGCGATGTTGGTCGTCTCGCTGGCGTAGTACGCACCGCCGACGTCGCCTTTGAGGATGTTCCACTCGTTCGAGGCGTGGGTGCCCTTGATGAGCAAGGCGGGCACCCCGACCAACTCGCGCTGGCCGGTGCTCAACACCGTGCCAGTGACCTGTCCGGTATTCGTGTCCAACCGAATGCGGCTTGAGCCTGTGCCGTCGCCTTCGCCGATCGTGATCGTGGTATTGGTGGCATCGCCGGAATCACACAACGTCAGCGAGTCGGTACGGTACTCGCGGTAGGGTGCGGCGGGGTTCGCGCCATTGATCTCGGGTAGACCGATCTTCCCGGTGTAGGCGCGTGTGATGTTGAGGGCTGCCGGAGTCACGCCCCCTTGCGACAGCCCGTACAGACAATCCACATTCCCCGAGTCATAGACGATCGTGTCCCCATCAACCGGGACCGAGCCATTCGTCCAGTTGTCGGCATCGTTGAAATGATGCGGACCTGTTGCCGATGTCGACGTGGCCTGCACGTTGGTGGCCGAACCGCTGGCGCTGGACGTCACCGTGAACGGGACGCCCTTGGTGTCGTGCGTGAGCGTCATCGTCGTTGTGGAGTCGGTCGCCGTGATCTCGGCAAACTCGGGGATCGTCGAGGCGTTCCAGACGGCCACCAGACCCGCCACGACCAACGCAACGGTGTCCCCGCTTTCGGCGGTATACGTGATGTCCTTGCCGTTGATCGTGCAGGTAAACGTCTCGGTGCCGATCGTGCCGCCCGGCGTAATCGTGTCCACCTGGGCGATCGCGACCGCGTCACCTCTCCAACGTGCTGTAGCCATACTTCCGCTCCCGTGTCTTTCTAGCTGCCGCAGGCACCCTCCGGCGAATGCCGGCTATTGCGCGCTGGGCAGCTCGCCGAACAACTCGCCAGCGTGCTCGTATTGATAGTTCCAATTGATTCGGTATCCAAACTTCGTCCCCCTGGTATCGTCGGGGCTGACATGCACAAAACTGCGATCCTTGAGCGGAGGGCTGGTGGTGCCAAACACCGGCGCCGGCGCGATGGGGTAGTTAGACCAACCGAGCGCGGTCCCGGATTGCACGCCCCGCATGCCGCGCCCCTTCGGGCTGGTGATCTGTGCGATGGGCGGCGTGTTACGGGTGGGAATAACGACATACTCAGGCAACCCACCCGAAATGGTCAGGGTTTCGGAAAACTCCAATAGCTCGAGTTCGGGAATCGCCGTGCGACCGCGGACCACAATTTGGTAGCTCCGAAAGGTCGTGTATTCGGCCTTGAATTGTGACGTCCAGGTAAAATTGACGACAACCGCCCCGCCCATCGTGTTGGAATTCAGCAGCGTGTGTGCCGAGGTGGCTAGATTCAGGTCTCGCCCGTCTTTCTCGTAGGCTTGCTCCAGTGCCGTCATGGCCATGGTCAGTGCGGCAGTGTCCGCTGCCTGCAACAGCCCTTCGATCGTCCAGACCTCATCCAGAAACATCGTGCGGCCACGCCGGGAATTAGTTTTGACCTTCGACACCGACCGCAGGACCACCTCATCGGCCGCGTGGCTGTAGTTGCCGTAGCTCAGCGTGAAGCTCATATGCCGGCGCTCCCGGCAGACTGTTTGGCCGCCCGACGTTGATCGGACTCGGCCTGCTTCTGGGTCAATTTGGCGGTGACGTCCTGCAAATCGACCATCTCCGACGTCAGCTTGTCGAACAGCGTCAAGGTGGCCCGTTCGTTCGCGACCAGCGTCTGCGTGGCCGTATCAATCTTCTCTTCGATCTCCCGCTTTTCGGTCTGTAGTTGCTCCAACTGGTCGGTGGTGTTCTGGCCGAACAGTTCGGCAACTTCGCTAAACCCGCCCGCTCTACCGCGTGCAGCGTGGAACTCAGTCGCCGCGTCTGTGAAGCCGGCCTGCGCCACCAGGTCAGCCTGCGCCCTTGTGCGCGGACCTCCCTGCCTACCGATCCGTTTGAGTCGTTCTTGATCTAGCCGGTTCAATTGGCCGAACCGCGCCTCTGCAGATTTGAGCGCGTCTTTCTCAGCCTTGATGGCGGCTTCTTTGGATTCGAGCTTTGACTGTTCGGTCTCTAGCTGGGCCTTGGCCTCCAGGGTGATCTGCCGAGAGGCGTTCAGTTCGAGTTCCGCGAAGTTGACAAGGTCTTGACGGTGCTCTTGCTGCGCGGCCAACAGATCTGTTTGAAACTTCAGGTCGGCCGTTGGGCCTCTCGGGGACCCCTCGACCAAGTCGCCAGCGGCCCTCTCAGCTTCAACGAGTCTTTCTGCGCTCTTTTCGCGGAGTTTTGCCAGTTCGGCTTCCACGTTGAGCTGATCGCCCGTTAGCGAGGCCCGCTCTCGCGCCAACTGCAACAGCTTGATTTCTGTCTGGCCCTCTTTGGCCTGAATGGCGCGCAGAGTCTCGACGGCGCTGGCCAGACGTTCCACTTCGTCTTTGCTGGATTTGACGGCATTGGTGACTTTCTTGGCGTCGCTGGGAGCGTCGGAGCGGAACCACTTCCAGGCCGCGAAGATAGCCGTTCCTGCAGCAGCAATGGCTAGCGCGGCGACACCCAGAGGACCGAGCGCCGTCCACATGGCCAGCGCCGCTGCACGCGCTGTCGTCATGGCGGTGGTCATGGCAGTCGTAGTCGCTGTATGAATGGCCTCAGTAGCCGTCAACGCCCCGGTTGCCAGCTTGAGTTTGGCGATACCATCCGTCAAACCCTTGACCGTTTCAAACGAACCCGTGAACAGATCGAAGCCGGCCTGCACGCGGGCCACGTTCTGCAACATTTCTTGAAAGCCCTCTTCGGTTGAAGAGAACAAGAATGCCGCTCCACGCGCCGTTGTGAAAGCTCCCTCTCCCGTCGCCTTGAGGCTATTGAGGATGGAGACTGCTGCATGTTTGCCGTCCTCCCCCATGCGGGACATACGATTGCGGGCATCCTCCGTCGCATCCCCAAGGCGCTTCAGTTGCTGGGTCGCCTCACCTCCCAACTCCGTGATGACCTTTTCCGCCCGCTCGACGGACTTGCGCATGGCATCGGCATCACTACGGACAGACTTCATGTCATCGGCCATCTCCCCAAATGTCTTCTGGCTGACCTGACTGAGCTCGGAGAACTGTTCGTTGACCTTCTGCGTCTCTTTGATCGCTACGGAGAGTTCCGGAATCCTAAGCGGGTCGGAATCAATCTGCTTGAGCGAGACGCGGACTGTGACGTCGCGAATGGTCTCGGGCACTAAGTAGTCCCCCTGGTCCAGCCAGGTGCATGGCCATCAAAGACTTGAGAGCCTGTAGCCGTTCGATGTTGTCGTGAACTGCCTTGCAGATCATCGCCGTCTGCGTGACGATTGGGTCGTCTGGGAAACGGCCCACTGCCTCGCAGCGTTTGTAATGCAAATAGGCCTGCTGATTTGCCGGAGTCAACGCGACCGGACCGTTCGGCCGTTTCTTCGGACAAACGCGGCAAGGAGGACCCGCGCCTCGTCTGGAGACGGGATCGCCTACCTTGGTCGTGACTCTGCAACCGGGCTCGCCCTGCAACCTGCGCTTGCCAGTTTGTTCGTCGTAGACATGCAGTTTGCAATCTTCACAATCCCGGTACGCGACCTCGGGGTGCAGCAACAGCAACCGCACCCCGCTAATCAGTTTCCCTCGCGCCCCTCTTGTGTGTCTTCGCTGGGCCGTCCTTCAAGCAGCGCCTGTAACTCACGATCAGACTTGTGGCCGTCCTCTTGCGTTGGCTGTTCGTCGGGGTCAGCGTCCGGCGGATTGTCGCCCAGCAGCACCCGATATACCTTGAGCATCAGCGCCGGCACGACGCGTCCCACCTCCGCAGCCTGCAGGTTCACGGGTTCACCGTCTGGCTTCGTCAAATTCCATTTGGTAACTCGGCTTGCAACTAATGCCGAGGCGATGTCGATCGCCTGACGTTCGTTGGCATCGGCCACCTTGCCAATTATGATGGCCCGTTCGGCCGCCGTGATGGGCCTCCATTCAAACCGGCATGCCGGGTGGAGTCGTTGAACCTCGCGAAGATAGCCGCGCCGCGTCTGTCCGTCGTCGATATATGCTTCCGCCATGTGTTGCCCCTTCATGCGACCGAGTCGTTGGTGATAACCAGCTCCATTGTGGAGCCACTTTTGCGTACGATTCCCTCCAGCTCGATGATCGTCTCATCGCCCCGGCCGGTGATCGTCGGAGTGCGCGCCGGGATCTGAAAACTCCCTAACGTGAAGTCCAAAGTCAGCCCAGGGGACGCCGCGTTAGTAAATAAGAACGTCGCCGCCGCCCCCGATACGGCCACGTCGTACAAGTCGGTCGTATCTGGGGATGAGTCGTAAGGGAGCGAACACTTGCACGTTACAATCCGGTCGGTCTCGAGCAGTGCCGTGGCCGTGAGGCTGTTCGTGAACCGCGGCACGATCACGTTGTCGATCACCAATTCGAAGTCGAAGATTTGGCGGCTGCCTGTACCCTCCAGAGTGACCGCAACATCGCTGTGTATGAACGGTGCGTCATGCGCTGCTATCGGCGGCGTGATGGACGGAAACGCAGTTGCGCTCTCAGTCGCCGTCTTTCCGATGACGTTCAGAGTAAGATTCAGAAAGTCGCCGGCGGTGGAGCTAAATGTAGCCCGGTTGACTTTGCAATCGTCGTACAGGTGGCGCTCCGAGCCTACGTCGACCAATACTGCAAACTCGAACGAATCCAGATTCTCCGCTAGCGCAAACACGTCTGTCGATTCGGCGGTGCCCATAATGTAGGGCAGCAGAAAGTCGAGGTCGGCGGGGCTGACGCCGGGAATCACGATGTCGCCCTGAACGGTGTAACCGCCGGCGCGTGTTCGCTCCTTCACGTGTGAGCGCGTGCCGCGAATTCCCGCCGTGTCCAGAATCGTAGCCTCTTTGCGAAGGCCACAACTCTCGACCTCGATCGCTTGCGTGAACGAGCCGACTCCGGTTCCATCATCATCGATTGCAATCAATAGGCCAGATTGGATAGGCATTAGCTTTTCTCCTTTCCATATCCGGTAGCACTTCGAGACATTGCGAGCGCTTCGCCCTTGTGATGTGTTTTGCCGAGTTCTTTCCCATCGCGGTTGTAGACGATGTGTGTGAACCCGTCACGGATGCATTTCAGCGCGTTGGGCTCATCCACAAGCTTTGCGTTCTCGTACTTCAGCAGACCGGTAGCAACGGAAGCGATCGTGCAGCCGTTGTGGGCGGGACGGACAAGCGCGCCCTTGGGGTACTTCAATGTCTTCGGTCTCATCTCTCACACCTTCAACTCATCGACTTCGTGGTCCGCGACCAGTTCGGCAAGCTGGTCAACGGTTTCATCCCGGATTCCAACGTGCCTGCGTTGGGGCAACACTCGGGTTCCGGACTGGTGATAGAACGAATACGGGACCGACGTGCCGAACAACAACGACTCACTGTCTTGCTCGCGAACGGCATCGCCGCTACTGCTTGTCAGCGAATCCCTCAGCCGTCTGTCGCCCGCAAGAATCGTGTCCCGCCTGGTCTTTGCCATCGTCGGTGCCGATAACGGTGGCCAGCTATTACCGTCCGCGTCGGACTGTCGGGAAAACATATCCGCGTGTTGGCGCTCCAAAAGAACCAGAACAGCCTGCAAGGGTTCGCTGTAATCGACTCGATCGTGCGCATCCACTAGCTCCTGCAGCACGCTACTGGCGAATTCCAGGTCTACCTCTTCACGGCGGACCATTACGCGCGCCTCCGTTGTTTCCGATGTTTGCACCGAACCATGACGGCACCTGCGAACACCTTCCGATCAAACCAGGCACCGGGATCGACGGTTGTGTCAGGCTCAATCGTGGTCCAGTACTCGACCCCGTCTGTTGTTCGCAGCGAATTCTCGATGAAGTGGTCCACGACTTGTGCCCGCCACTGGAGGCGTTGATCCAATGCTGTTAGGGATTGTGCTCGATCGGCGCCGTCAAGGAACACGATGAACGCCGGATAGCCGATCATGTCGCTGACGTTGGTGGATCGACTTGGCTCGATCATCTCTCGTCCGAATGGCGAGACCGTCACCGCGGGCAGCTTCTGAATGATGTCCTCTCGGTCGTCGGCAATCGTTAATACGTGTACATTGTCCCCAATTTCATCCAGCGGAAGGTTGCGGATATTCTCCGCGACGTCGATCAGGATGGCGGTGTGCGGGGTGGTCAACTGCTCCTCCGCTCCACAGTTGTCTCAATCAGCACGTCGACACCGTAGGTGCCGTTGTCTGTGTAGTGCACGGCGACTCTCTGTCCGACCGTCAGCCCCACGGTCGAGGCGATGCTGCCGCGATAGTGGCCCTTCGTGCTCTGCGTTGAGGTCACCGGCTGGTAGTTCAGACTGATGTTCGCGGCTCCCGTGATGGGTGCAGCCGTGGCGCGGTTCTTTAATGGATCGATCTGTGTCTTGTCGTACACAGAGGCTGAGATCACTGCATCGTCGATCTCCGTGCCGTCCGCCGACAGGCGCAGGTTCTTGACGAAGATGTCGTTTGTGTTCAGGCCGAATAAGGGCATTGTGTGGGTCTACGGTCTAGGGTCGAGGGTCGAGAGCCAGATTCTTGCACTGGACCCTAGACCCTTGTCGCTTGTCCTCACTCATGCGGTTCCGAAACTTCCTACCGCTTTCGGTTCCGTGCTCCATTCATCTGCCAGCGTTTTCGGCTCGAAGCCGAAGGTTCCCAGGACGGCGGCCCTGGTTTGAACGCTGGGCAACGACACCGGCGAGATGGCGACGGCCGTCATAATGGCGACCGCGGGTATGCTGGTGACCAGGCCACCCGGTATGTCGGGCGAAACAGCGACCGCTATCGCAACAGCCACCGCCGGCTGAGACGTGACGATCCCGCCTGCAATGTCTGGCGACACAGCCACGCAGGTGGCCATCGCCACTGCCGGTGCGGACGATTCTTGGGTGCGATCCTCGACCGAAAACGCGGTCTCGAATGCTCCACCGATGAATAAGCCGGCCATGTGTTATCATGCTTGAAACTGCAGATTGCCCCCCTCGGAGGCACTCTTGAAGTTGACAGGAAAGTCGTTGCCGTCTGTCGATCGGTCGGTGATGCCCAGGTAGGCGATCAACCGGCTAGCCGTGTCGTCCGTGATTTCTTTGACCAGGATGATGGCCCCGACCGTCGCATTGCTCGCGCCGCCCAGGCTGCTCCACGTCAAATCCGTCAACGCCCAATAGGCATAGTTGTTCGTGTTGTCGACGGCACCAGCGGCAATGGTGACGGTCTTGCGGCCAGCGCCCGCGAACCCGCCGGTATAGTTCGTGGCCGAAATCTCGTTGAAACTCGGATCGGTCGAGTCATCGGCCCCATTGTCGATCACAGTATGATCGGGGTCGTAGACGTAACCGGGCGTGACGAGAATGGCCTTGATCGTGTCGGAATCAAGGTCAATGTCGCCATCGCCGATTTCCTCGAGGGCTTTGTGGTAGAATCCGGCTGTTAATGGCACTTGTCGCTCCGTCTTGTCGAGTCGGCCGAAGAGTTTGCAACGGATCTCGATATCAAGTCGAGAGAGGTTGCATTTGTTCAGAGTTTCGTAACAGCGAACTCTGCCGCAATTGCTTTGGCAATCTCTCCTCCAAGAATGTCTCGTCCCTGCTGGTCGAAGTGAGCAAAGTCAAGAAACAGCTCGTATCGCCCACCCAACGCTGCGTCAATATCGACGACCGGGCAGCCATGGGATGCCGCGACTTCTCGGACGATTCGATTGTTGATCTCGATAAACTCAAACGCCGCAGCTGCCCCGGTCTTCTTTGTGCCTTGGGGCATCAATGCGTCAAAGAACGCGAGTTCGGATGCCGGCGTGTTTAGGTCATAGGCGAGCGCAAACGTGCAAAGGAACAGTCGCACATTTCTGGCATCGCATGCGGCTGCGATCTCTTCCAGACCATCACGGAACTTGTTGCGGTCATCCTTTGGGTATTCAGATTCTTCAGAGGTCCATCGCGCGAATCTTAGAATAGCCAGTTGAAGCAAGAGACTTGCGCGCGGCCGCATGCGGAAGTCGCCAGAGATTCCGCTAGGGATGTTTGCAAATCCCTGATACACAACCATCACGTCCGGATCAAAGGAGAGTAGTCGTGGCATCCGCAGTGCGTTCTGCTCAACCCTCAAGCCGGCGACTCCGGCGTTTATGACCGTCACAGGGCGGTCACTCGATTCAGATAGCAACGCTTCCAACACCTCGGGGTACGGCTTGTCGGAAGCATTTACCGTCCATCCGAATGTGGTGGAAGCACCGACACACATGACGCGCAGCTCGTCTGGCGCCTTCATTTTGATTTCTGGACCGCGAAACCCGTCCGAGTTTATTGCAACGGGACAATCAAGAAACTGGGTAACCGCACCGGGCACAAGGTCGTGCCCGTGAACGGGGTGCTTTCGCCAAATCTTTCGGTATCCGTCGCTCTGAAAAAACGGCAAGTACGCATTGAGTATGTATGCATGACGTTCGGTGACCGTGGCCCGGCGACGTGTGTAGTCTGCAAGGCGGAGAGCGGCATCCCCACAGAGTAGAATGGCGTGGAGTGCAATCAGGATCATCGCGAACTGCAGTGTGCGCCACGAACGACGTTCAAACAGAGTTCTGAACATCGCGAGAAACAAAACGCTTGATCCAACCAAACCTGACAGACCAGTCAGCAGGTACACCCCGACATCATCCTTTGTGCCGGCGAATAAAAATGCGGCTTTGCAGCACACAATGGCTGCAATCAGACCCAGGCTGCTTTTCACAGTTTTTCGTTGCCTCGTTGGTGGTTCGCTGTCAGCCGTATTCTATCGCAGACACGAAGCAAGAATCACGACGCGGACGCCAGAGTCTCCCAACCCATTCCCACCGTAAAACTGATCGGAGACAGGTGCTGTTAGCGCGTTGAGACTCACTACCTGATGATTATCACACCGCATCCGTCCCGCCCGAATCCGTTCCCGCTGAAGAAAACCAACAGTCTACCTCGTTGCTTCAGAACGTTCGGATAGCAAATCATCTCTGAGCACCATGGGTCGCTTGGGCGCTTGATTTCCCGAACGACGTGAAATCCTGTTGGCGTGCGCGACTGTGCTTCGAACATCTGGTATGGGGTGCCCTGCGAACTGGCGCAGAAAAACAACCGATAGCCTTCATTAGTCTTGACGACGCTCGGCTTCGCCACCTTGTCGAAGCCATCAAACGAAGCAATCGCAACGTTAGATGCGGATTGCGTCCACGTAATTCCGTCCTCTGACTCGGCGTACCGAATGTCAACGACGGAATTCCAGCGCCCATCTTGCACGTAGTACGAGAGCAATGCGCTGTACCACATCTGCCACCCGTCACGATCGCGGAGAACAGACATAGATCCGTTCTGACTGACATCAGCGTGCTTGGCGATATTGAACGCGTCATGCTCATCCCACGTGGTGCCCCCATCCGTACTGATCGCTAGATGCGGGCCACCGTAGAATGGTTCTGTCGAGTTCTCCGGTGGCTGCTCAAACTCGATGTAGTACATGTGCAGAACGCCGTTTCCTGCGTCTACAATTTCGGGAAACGCGAGTCCACGAACGACTGTTGGCTGGTGCGCTGCCAGTGCAAGCACTGGCCCGTCACTATGGCCCACTACTCGGAACCGTCTGTCCAAATCAACCCATCCGATGTGCCACGGCTCGCCGTCTCGAGACTTGGAATTAACCCACAGCCGATAGCCCGTGTCGGTTTCGATAGCTGAAGGTGCCATTGCCGCATACGCCGATGCCCAGCCTGGGGCATTGTGTGTTCCAAGCACCTGACCGAATTGATAATCCGCCGGCTTCAGGGCAACGCCCATTGAAAACAGGCAACCGATACCGAGCGCACTGCACAACATGGTCACAGCTCCGCGTCCAAAAGCACGTAGTCCGCGTCCGTCCCGAATCGGAACCTGCATTGGTCCCCCTGGGTACCGTTGAAGTTCGTCCCTGCCGTGGCAAGGATGTTGATCGTGTTCGGCGACGAAGACGCGGAGATAGTCAGACCGCCCGTGATCTGAACCGTGGCGTGCGTGACATAGTTGAAAACGTCCATCTCGCCTGCGCTGCTTACACCTGAATTGTTGTAAGATGTGATCGTGTGTACCAGAGTAGGTGAGTTGCGCATGGTCGGAAATGGGTAGCGGCTATCCACCTTGGTGGTGGTGTTTCGCCATGCAGGGATCTGGGCACCTGCGGAACCGAACGGTTCGATCCTTTGCAAGAACCGCTCGCACAACTGGCGCTCGTTGGGGCGGGGTACCCACGGTTGTGTGATGGACGTCTCGTATAGACCGCAGTTCGAGACTTCGATGAAGTCGAGCGCGTGTGCAGGAACGTCTTCAGTCCAGATCATCACGATCAAGTTGTGGCAGCTCGTACTTATCTGACCCGTCACACTCAATGTTTCTGCGGTGTTGTGCTCGACAGAGGCTTGCGACGTGCCTACGACGGACAGTCTTGTTGAATTGAAGAAATTCCCCGGAGTGTAGGTCGTTGACGTCCAATCATTGACCACGTCGGAAGTAACGACGTCGCCGCTGGTGTCCCATTCCAGCAACGCCAGCCGAACATCGATCGTACCAGACGAGCCATTCTTGGTGGCCACGACCTTCGCCTGTGCCGTGACCGTCGAGCCCTGCGTTTCCCGTGCAAGCCGAGCCTCGACGATTTGGGCTATCCCGTACCGGTTGGTGGTGCCTCCCGCAACCAGCTTCACCGCATCGGGTGTGGGGTCAAACTGGACGATTCCACCCCCTTCCACAACGGTCGAATCCGTGCCTTGAATCAACGTGTACCACTTGGGTGCGAAGTAATCGTCATCAGCAGCGGCGACCGCAAGATTCGTCTGCCTGTACCACTGTGAGAAATCGCCGTTGAGCAGCAGGTTCGGCTTGGGGGCCACGCTGTTGATCTGCGACCAGACCGCCGCACCATCGGTATCGTCGACACAGATGTAGGCCGCGTCGTTGGTGGTATCCACCCAGATCGAACCCGGCAGGAACGTTCCGTTCGATCCGTCGTTGTCGTCGGTGATGGCGGGTGCCGATGCGCTCACGTGGGGAATCGCGGCCGGATGCGGGCTGACGAAGATGTCTTTTGTGCCTGCCGAGAAATTGACCGCGGCATCGCTGTTGCTCGAGCGTAGGACAGTGGTACGGGCCAGTGTGTCGGGGCTGGCGTCTGTGACAGTTCCGATGCCCCACTCCCATTCGCTGCCGTTCCGTAGTCGAGCCATGTACGAACACAGGTTCGCGTCGCCGATGCCGGCTACAAACGTCTGGAAGCCCGAAACGGCACCGTCCAAATTGAACGTACCGGTGCCCGTTGTGGTCGACGTCTCTCGGACAGAAGCGGCGGTTTTGATTGCTGTGTGAGGTGCTGCCATCAGCTACGCGCCTCCCGGCACAGACACTCCCAGTGTCCACGCGAACTTCCCAGACGTAGTTCAACGGCCGTAATCACAATCCACTTGTTTCCCGGTTCGTCGGTGATGCTTGATTCGGGCGTGATCTCCACCCCGTCCATGAGCGCTGCTGGGATCAGCCATGTCATCTCGTTGCCTTGCAGACGCACGCCGTTGAAGAACTGTGCATCACGTCGTGGCGTTCCACGTCGGGCGACTGAGACATCGACCGTGGCAGTGCCGTGCTCGGCAGCCGGCCGCCGCACAACGACAGTGACCGGCTCGGTGTTGTCCCAGTGTTGGTATTCGTCCGAGTAATCAACCATGGATGGGGTCAGCTGTGAGCGGTAAGGGGAGCGCTAAGGAATGGGTCTTGCCAGCGAACGACGGCGAAGACACTGAGTTTGGTCCGATGTTGGCCAGAGCGTTGGCATCATGCTTCGTCTTTACTCCACCTCGCTGGCTATCTCGAAGGGACCTTCTCCGCCGAGGTCGGGGTCGAGCTCGGCTTGGGTGATGCGGGCGTCAAGGCTTTCCAACTCGGTGTAGAGACTGAGCCGGTAAGCAGTGTGCCGCGTTCCGCCGCCGCTGCCACTGTTGTCGGCTTTACCACCGGATTTCGTCGGATCGAGATCCGCCAGTTCAGTGGCGATTGCGGCCCGGCGGGCTTTGAGATTGTCGAGGTACGTGGCCATTTCTTGAATGATGAGGGCACAAAGTTTTGATGATCTGCTTGATTTGTCCTTCCGCGCATCCCTTACGTTGCCAGGTGTTGCGGTTGTGGGCGAGGGTCGTCGCCGACGAGACTGGCTCGGCAGGTGATGCTGGCGGCTTGGATGCCGTGGCAATGCCGAAATGCGCGGATGGCTTCGGATTCGTCTTCGGCGGTGAGTTCGAGACTTTCGTGCTTGGGTGAGACGACCGTGAAAGTCAGCAACGGGGTGCGCTCAGCGACCGGTCGACGCGGTGAATGCGACGGCTCGCGATGGCCGGCCGCTTCGTTGTATTTGGCGGCAGCGAGCTGAGCGTCAGAACGCTCAGGTTGCGGGGCGCTTGTGGTTTTCTTTGGCATCGTAGGTTCCGGGCTAAGGTGACGTTTGATGGCGGTGGTGCACCGTTGCATCTCGAGCAGAGGGCCAGCGGCTTACTGTGCGCTCCGACTGCTCTTCACGCTGCATCGTTCTATGCGGTGCACTTGACGGTAAAACGAGGTTCGATGACGGCTGGGGCGCCGCGTTCGGTGATTTTCCACTGCATGACGACGTCGCGGTGGAACTCATCGTGGCTGTTGCTGGGCGACTGGCTGGCTTGGGCAGGCCAGTTTTCCATGTAGGCGAACGCTCGCTGGAAGTCGCCGATGAACCAGGTCGTGGCCGAACCGGTGCGGTTCTTAACGTATTGGTTGGTGAGGATCTCGTAGCTGTCGAGCGGGTTATCCGACAGGGTCGTCGTGTTGGAGTTGGTGACCTCGCGGACTTCGGTGGCGCTGAGAATCCTGCGGGCCGTGTGTTTGAGCGCCGTGGGCACGATGAGATGCCTGGGCACAACGTTGACCGGCTCGCTCGTATCAGGGTCGGTGATGGCATCGAAGGCGAGTTCGGCGTTTTCGATGTCGGTCCAGTCGACCAGCGCATTGGAGGCGACGAGGTTGTCGAAGTCGCCCTCCGTATGCGAATCGCCGTACGTGGCCTGAGACACGCCTCCGTTGCGGCGGTAGCTGGTGTCGATGCCCAGGACTGCGTCGAGGACGCGTTTTTCCTTGTTGACCGCCATGGCTTCGGCGACGGCGGCAGCTTTGCCCACGAGCAAGTGCGTTCGATCAAAGAAGACGGCTTCCTTGGTGAGTGGAACGATGAAGCCGCGCTTGGTCGTGCTGGGCGTTTCAATCCAGGCTTCACCAACGCCGGCCTCGGGATACGGTTTGCCTTCACCGATCGATTCGGCCACGTCACCAAGATTGGTGACGTTGGGAATCCTTTCGCCGTCGAACTCGGTGGGTATCGTCTTGGCAACGCGGCTGGCAAGGAGGTTGGGATTATCGAACTCCTGCATGACCGCGCTATAGACGACCTGGCCGGTAATATTGGCGAAGGCCCCGGTGTTGACGCCGGCTTCGCTCAGCATGACATAGCTGGAAGACCCTTGATTCGACGGGTGCCAGCTGGCGACGACCTGATAGCCGTCGGCAACGAAGTGTTCGAACAAGGGCCGAATCCGCAGGCAGTGCGGGTCAATCTCGCCGGCGCGGAGACCTTGGCGAAACTCCATCAGGAACTTGTTGTCTTCGAGTTCGGTCAATCGGGCCCGGGAGCGGTCGCGTTCAGCGGCGCGGAAGTAGCGGGCCATGCGTTGATAGTCGAATCTTCTCATACTGGGCTCCTTGGGATGCGGAGGACTGAGAGCTGAGCGCGGGAGCCGGATGGAAGACTCGAATTGCGCTGACTTGCTCTCTGGCCCTCCGCTTGGGGCTGTGTGGCTATCTAAGTTGGTAGGCGTTGATGTAATCGACGGTGACGACTTCTGAGTTCGCTCCCCCGGCTTTAACGCCGCAGCCGACCATCATCTGAGTGGCCGAGGCATATGTCTGGTCCTTGTGCTTTGCGACAAGCACGTCGTCGATCCAGAACGTGATGTCGCTGGAGCCTCCACCGTGCGGGTTGACCTCGATCGTCAGCAGCTGATAGGCGGAGCCGCCTGCTGTCTGGGTGGTTCCATCGAGGCTGTTGTCGGCAGTAAGTTGAGTCGCCTTCTGGGTCGAACCAATGCTGTTCTCAACCGTCCAAACGGTGTCTCTGTCTGCCTTGTAGAAGAGTGCGCCAGAATAGGAGGCTTTGGGGCCTCCGCCGTCGTCGAGCAGAGAATTCGCCGCGATGGCGTCCATGAAGCCGAACAACACGTTGGCGTCGTCGGTGTTGGCCTCGGCATATTGGATTCTGGCCTCGCACACAAGCGGCCGATTTGCTGCGAACAGAAATAGCTCCCGCGTGCTGAACAGGTACGCCTCGTTGTTGTCGGTGGCGCCGGTGGTGAGCAGCACGAGTCCGCCTTCGCCGTCGGCGTCGATGGCGACGGTGGCTCCGGTGTCGGCTTGAACATCCGAAAACAGGTCGCCGGTCGTGTATTCCAAGAAGTCCTCAAAGAAGCCGTATTGACGGTTCATTCCGAGGTTGGCCCCAATGTTGTCGACGAGCAGGTTTCCCATAAGAATCTCCGTAGAGTTGACGCTGCGAGCAGCGAGCCGAGGATGCAGAGCTTCAAGGGTCGAGCAGACGGATTGTTAGCCCTTGGCTCTAGGCCCTCCGCCTTTTAACGTGTGATGGAAGTGATGAAGGAGGTCGTGTCTTTCCAGTCCGGCAGTCGACCGGCCACTTCTTGGCCGAGGTCTTCGTACAGTGGTGCCGAGACGGACGGACGGACGGGCCGCTTGTGGAGAGCTGTGCGTCGCCACGAGCGGGCCAACTCGGCGCGCATTTCGTCAGGAACGGCAGCCAAGGCGGCCAGGCGAGTTCCATCGACGTCCACGTCAAGCGACTCGAGCAATGCGCGGCACTCGAGTTCGGTCTCCTTGGCCTGGAGCCGCCTTTGCAATTCGACGACCTCTTCTTCGAGTTCGTCGGCAGCTGCGCCGTTGCCATCGGCCGCGGCTGAGCCGCCAAGGAGCTTCTCTTGCGAACGAAGGATCTCCTTGATCTTCTGCAAGGTCGCCTTGGCGTCGAGACTGTCGTCATCGAAGACAGCCATCACCATTGCGCGGAAAGCGGCTTTGATTTCTTCGTCGGCGGTGGCTTCACTCGGCAGGTCGACCGGCTCGTCGGAGCTGCTTTCGATTTCTCGCAACAGACTCGGCGCCCGGCGAGGAAGGAGTCGTTCGAAGATCTGGCGCACGGTCGTTCTGGTCATGGATTCGTCCTCGCTTTCGAAAAGTGACTCGTTGGTGGCAGGCCGCGACACGACGTCGACCGAGATCACGCGGCGGATGCCTTCGACGACAGTGCGACCACCTTTGGTACGGACATCCCCTTCGGCGTTGTGACTCAGCCCGACCTTGGTCGGGAAGCGTTCGGCGCGTTCCACGATTTGAGGCGCCATGGGGTGGCTCTTGAGGTAGTGCAGATCGGCGTAGACGCCGTCGTCCCGGGTGCTGATATTGCGCAACTCCCCGAATCCTTCGGCGAGGCCGCGTTCCATCGTGGCGGAGCTGCGTCTTTTGTTTCCTGGATGGTCGATGTTGACCTCGACCCCTTCGTAGAAGCTGGCCGCTTCGCGGAGCGCCTTGTCGCTGTAAGTGCGGCCGTTCTTGCTCTCGCGACCGAGCACGCGGACTCCTTCGATCACGCCTTGCTCGGAGTGGATCCTGGGGTGGTGTTCGTGAGGCGTGAACGTGATTTCGTGAAGTAGCATGAGTGGCTCGATGGCTGGTTATCGGGGTGGCTCGACATCGCTGGGTTGCTCTACGTCGGCACTGGCGGGCAAGGCACCTGTGGCATCCTCCGAACGCCGATGTTCGCAGTCCAGAAGTGGCCAATCGTCCCGATCAGGAACAGTGCGACCGTGAGCAGATCGGTCTGTGATTCCATGTTGCGTTCTCACCATTGGATTCCCGAGCGGTGCATGTGGACGGCCAGCGTGCCGGTCGTGTCGCTGGCTACCGCCAGCAGAGTTGTGTAGTGGCCCGAGGCCAGGTCTGAGGCGGGTGCGATGCCGCCCGGGTTGGCGGAGGCGACGTAGACTGTCCCCTGGACGGTGGTCGCGTCGGTGACGAGTGTTCCCCGCGTGATGTAGGTGACCGGCTGCTCGTCGGCCGCGTTGTTGACTGCAATGCCGACGGCCGCTGCCGTGGCTTCGCTGCTGTTGGCGTCGGCCGGTTTGAGCTTGTTGCCGTCGCTGGAGTCCCTGTAAATCGGCTGGCCGGCTGAGACCGCTGCGCCTGCGGTTCCCGTGACGAGGGTCGCTCCGCTGGCGGGCTGTACGCTGGCGGTGGTGATGCTCAAGTCAGCCATCGGTTCCACCTCCATCGGTTTGGGCAAGGTCGGGTGTGTCGCTTGCCGACCGGTCTTGAAGTTGATCGACGGATTCGCAGCTCATGTTGCCTTGTTCGGCGTCGAAATCGAGCCCCATCTCGTCGGCGATCGTCCGTTTCGATTTCCAATGTTGTCGATCGGCGATCTGGTTGACTTTTGCCTGCTGCAATGGATCTCGGCTGGCGACCTCAGTCGGGTGGAAGTCGATCTTGAGCAGTCGCCGGAGTTCCGCGACGCTGTGAACATTCTCGATTGGGTGGTTTCGCAACTGCATCTCGAGCGCTTTCCACATCAATTCGACGAAAGTCGATCCGTAGAAATGCTGCTCCGCCTGTGCCGCTTTGACGAACGGACTCTCGGCGACCAGTGAACTGGCCAGGTTGTTGTTGCTGGCATCGCCCGAGGTCATCCATTCGGGCATGTTCCACCGGGCACCGACGAGTCTGAGAACGGCCTGGCCGGCCATGAGGAGATTCGGATTTCGCTGGCTGCCCAGCGGCCCGTTCACCCATTGGTATCCCTTGACGGTCAGAACTTTGGGTCGATCAATGGCTTGCACATCGACGTCGCGCGGTCCCCATTGCGTCCATTGCTTGCGCGTCCGCGTACGGTTGCCCGCATTGAGCGATTCGATGTCGCCGGCCTTGGCTCCCTCGGCGGCTTGCTTGACGCCGGCAATGGCGGCTTGAAACGCCGCCCCGTCTGCCGTCATCGAAAACACTTTCTCGGCGCGTGGGAGGTGATTGCGGACGGCATAGAATTCACTGAGCCCGCGTTTCACGTTCTCATCGGTCCCGACCTTGATGTGATGCAACTCGTCGGGCGTCAAGTAGTCCCATGAATCACCGGTTGGGCTCCAAGAAACGTGATAACCGAGCGGGTCAGTCACATCGTCTTCGGTGGTGTGGATCCCCCAAGTCCACGAGCTGACGAACCGGTCGTGGATGCCAAGCCAGGCTTCCAAGTCTGCCGGGTCACGTGGTTCGGTGATCTGTGCCGGTTCGACAAATCGCACAGTGGGGATGCCGAAGGGATCGAGTTTCAGTTGCAGAAATGCCTCGCCATCGCGGACGCAGCGACGGAATGTTTCGCGGTCCTTGAAGCCCACCCAGTGCGACGCTTCCAGGAATCGGTCGAGTCGAGTCTGAATCTCAGTGACCAAGCCAGGACGGACTTCAACGGGATTGCGAGCAGTAACGGCGTAAGACCAACTTGTCCCGATGACGTAGTTCGTCAGATTGCGCAAGGCGCCGATCGCTGCGGGAATTTCCTGGCAGATGCGCCTGGCTCTGCTGCGAATGCCGGCCGATTGCAGTTCAGTCTCGATGACCGGCCGATCGCTGCCGCCACGGCGTGCGTTTGCGTCGTCGAGTTCTAGAAACGCATCGCCCGAGCCCAGATCGTTCGTCAGTTCCTGACGACTCAGCCGCTGTCCCCATTCTTCCCACAGCAGCCACGGGTCGGGCTCGACTTGGCGGGCATCGGTTTCCAGGGCGTGGATTTCGTCTGCGAGATCTCGCAGCTGTTGCTGCTGGATGAGATCGTCGCGACGGGCCCGGAGTTCAGCAAGTGTGTTGGTCAA